ACGAGTGAATATTTTCATTTATCTTAGATAATGTATTTTCATCTACATTCAATTCAAAAATAGCACTTAATGGCCTACCAATTAATTCATCCCAAGAGTATCCTGTTATTTTAGATATAGAATTATTTATATATAATATTGTCGGAGATATATTATTACCATTATATTTTAATACCATTATTCCATCTGGAGATTTATCAGCAATCGTGAGCGCGATCGCGCTAAATACACTTAGACATTTAACATAATTAACCGCTTCAGTTTTATCAATAAATGACATTAATAGATATTTTTTAATTCCAATTTGAATCTGAGTAAACTTAGTTTCAAGGATAGTTGGTTTTCCATTAATATTAATTGGAATTGTTTTAGAAAAGGTCCCATCATGTTTACTTATATTTTTAATTTGTAAATAATCTTCAAATTTTGAAAATATTCTACATGTACTTATCTCTGCATTTTTAAGATCTCCACCACCTATGATATTATATAATAAATCATTGCAATCTACAATTTTATTTTTTGATAAATTTATAATGCAAATAGGTATAGGTAATTTTTTAAATCTATTAATGATAGAATCAGTAATATATTTTGTAACATGATGTATTATTACAAATGTGGTAAAAATAATTAGAAGAATTATAAATGAAATAATAAATATCTTAATTGTAATTAAAGGAATATTTTCAAAAAACATCATAAAATCAAATCCTTTATAATAATCTTATCTAAAAATGTAGTTCATTTTAATTATAATATATTAGCTTGTACTGATCTTAAATATTCTAAAATTATTTCATTGATCTCATCTTGTAAAGATTTTAATAGAAGTGAAATAATATATAATTTTTCATCAATTCTTTTGTCCTTACTCAATTCATTTATAATTATATCTTTAGTGTTATTAATTTTATTGTTTATTTGTTCACTTATATTTTCATGAAGACCATACATTTTTATATTTCTTTTTATAAATTCAATATAATCTTTATTAATATCATCAACATTATTTTTAAAAGTGCCTAAAATAATTTCTGAAGACTCTCTTTGATAAGTAAGTGTATATTTTAAGCACTCCCTAAATAATTCATTCCATAAACCCCGTGTTCTTAATTCTAATATCAACTTCAATGCTTTAATATTTGGTAAACCTTTTAATTCCTCACTCAATTCTTTAATTATACGAATAATATATTGCATATTTTCATCTAAATAAGTAATTTTTGATTTTATAAGATCATAATCTTCTTTTGAATCTTCTATCAATTCACTTAATTCTTCTATCTGTTGTACTGACCCTGTTATTGTTTTAAAATAATAACTAGTAAATGAACAAAATACAATTGTAATAAAAATGTTAATTATGATTAAGGTTACTAATAGGTAAAGAGATTGAGATAAATATTTTATATCTATTCCCAATAAGTTTAAACCTACTAATATTAACAATAATATCGTTACTGTAATGTTTTTACCGAAATATTTTGAATTGAATAATTTATAAAAAAAAGTATATAGATCCATGTCGATATCACGTCGTCCTTTGTTTTATGTTATACATATTTTAATTTTACTTTTTGAAATATATAAATGGATAATATTTAATTGAAAATTAACCGAATTGACATGTTTACAAATAGACAACTGTGTGTTATAATATGTGACATAATACGAATAATAACTAGAAAGGTGCGGGTTTATAGAGATGAGTAAAAATCTTAAATCGTTTCTATCTAAAAAGTATCCGGATTCAATGGATACTGATATTATAACTGAAATCAAATATCTAGATACAGAAATACCAACACTTAATTATGTTATATCAGGAAAACCTCTTACTGGTGGTTTACCTATGACCGGTAAAATTAGTATAATGTATGGCCCTGAAGGTTGTGGTAAAACAAGTTTTGTTATTCATATGATTGCTATCGCTCAAAAGAAAGGTATAGATGTCGTATATCTAGATACAGAAAGATCTATTACTAAAACACGTCTGATACAATTCGGTGTAGATTTGGATAAATTAATATATTTGACTCCAGCATATATGGAAGAATGTTTTGATATTATTGAAAATATATGTAAAGAGAAACTAATAGAAGAAGATAAAAACCCTATATTGATAATTTGGGATTCAATTGCTATGACTCCTACATTAGCTGAAATTGAAAGAAAAGCTGACGTTATGGAGATAGCATCACAAGCCGGTGTTTTAACAAGAAATTTAAGGCGTATTAGAGGAAAAATACAAAAAATTGAAGCTAGTCTATTATTAATTAACCAAGCACGTGAAAATCAAGATAGGTATGGCGATATTTTTAAAATGCCCGGCGGTAAAATGTTACTTCATTGTGCAGATGTTATCTTAAGAGTTAGTAGACATAAACCAGATACTGAAGGGCAAGATATTAAAGTAGCAACGCCAACAAAAAATAGATTGTTTAGACCATTCCAACAAACCATAATCAAATTTGATTATGTAAAAGGTTTTACTAAAGAAAATATCATAGATTCTTTTTGTGAATTCCTTAAACAGATTGGTATATTAGGATCAGCTGGAGCCTATTGTTATTTATCAACAGATGTTAAAAAGTTAATGGTGGAAGAAAACTTGAGTGAAAAGGAGGCTGTTAAACAAGTTAAAAAGTTTTATAAAAAAGATTTTGTTGATAGATTGCTAAATGATGAAGAATATTATCAACAGATATTAGCAGATTCTGAAGAATATGTAAATAAAAATATTGCAATGGTAACACGTTTAATGTTAGATCCTATAAGTGAAACTGATGCTCTTGAAGAATATGATATTAATAATAGAATAACCACTAACAATTCTAATATGATTGGGGAAGAAGATCAATGAGTTTAGTATCTATATATTCAAATAAAGATGTTATTATTAATAAAATTAAAAATTTAAATGAACAAAAATTTGATTCAGATCTACAATTAGCGTCTTATGTTATATCTGAATGTATATTAAAACAATATGAAATGATGAGAAATGTTTTGAATCCTAATATGATAAAAAAGCGTTTTTTTAAACAAGAATTGAGTGGAAATCAACTAAAAAATGCTTTATATCAACATATTTATTCACATAACCATATAGCGTTAACTGATGAAATATTTGAAGTAAAAAATGCTATTACTAAATATAATAATAAATTAAATAATAATCAAGATACATTGATGGCAAAACTGTTAATATTAGAAGAATATATTGATACATTTCATTTTATATTAGAGTATACTGTACTATTAGAAGAGCACTGTCTTATAACATTGGTCAGTAATAAAGATTTTACTGTTAGTAATCTAAATTATTACTATGTTTTTAATAATAAATTTAGCAAACAAGTTAATGAGATGTTGAAAAATGAAGGTTATCATATTATATCGTATTTATATGATACAGATCAACTTAATTTAGAATTGGATGATGAATTTATCTTAGATAATTTGTTAAAATTAAATAGGGAATTTATACGGGAATGTAATTTTAAAGATTGGAAAAACTATCCGGTCGATTTTTATTCACCAATCAAATTTGCTGAATTATTTAAAATAAATCGTGACATGTATTCATTATGTATAAGTGGTATCGGTAATTATTTAAATACCCTATCTTTCTTATTTAATTCTGAAATGACGTTTAGTTGTAATTCATTAAAAGATGTTTTTTCCGCAATATATGGTCTATATATGGCAAAAAGAGAAGAAAATATTCGCCGACAGAATAATGACCCGCGTTATACTGGAAAAGATGAAGGTGAAATTGTTGGAGTAGAAGTTAAATAGTCAACTACCCACCGCCTATAGAGGTGGGGGTCTTCTTGCTATATTAATAGATAAATAATAATTCACCCCTAATCTTTATAGAGATTAGGGGTTTTCTTATTTTTAATAATATTTTTTTTGTTTTGGCTATTTACTTCTGGATAAAATATGATATAATATCCTTGTCGGATAGGGATAGGAGGATGTCGAAAATGAAGAAGATTAAGAAAGCTAAGAAAACTAGAATCCATAATTGGTTTAGTGGTAGCTGGTCTCCGACTCTTCAGGGAATCTGTGAAGGTGAAGTAAAGTTTAAGTTTACCTACAGTTGGAATCTGGATTCACAAGTCAAGGTTATAGATTTAAAAACAAAAAGGATTATTGAAATGAGCTTAGATACCTTTAGAGCTAACATTAAACCCAATCTTAAGGATTCTATATATGTAGAAGCTTAAAATGACCGAAATAAAATTTATATTAATTGGAGGATCTAGATTGCTTAAGATAAATATTTTAAGGAATAAAGATGACAATTTAAACCCCTATGTCCGGGCCATAGTCCGCTTTGCCCAACAGAACCTTGGAAATATGATTTATTTTAAAGAGATCTACCAGGACCAAGGACCCTTTATAATGAATAAACCTGCTATCCTAATCCGACCTTTTGCCTCTCCTGTTAGTTTCCTCTATCCTGTTATGGATTTGGAAGGTTATAGTACCTATTTCTCTGAGCACCCTTTCCATATACCACCAGTAGTCTCTGCAGTGGTCCATTATCTGGAGAGCTCTGGACAACTCCAAAATTATCATGGAGTGGCAGGTAGTGGTATTGGTCTATTCTTGGCTAAGGCCCTTAAAACTAAGGGTATCCGAGTGACACTCCTTAGCCATAAGGATCTAGAAACTATGACACCTATGGAGATAATGGACATGAACATTATAAATTGTACAGTTAGATCTTATGATGGGTGTCTAATCAATTTGAGCGATAACCCCTATGAAATTAGTGGTTTGACTGTCCGGTTCCTCTATCGAAATCTGTTGAGGACCTTAGAGGCTATACCTTATCCACTCTCTCATCTTGACCAGACAAAGGTGGAGAAGATACGAAACATTTTGACAAAGATCTGTCCTGAAATCCCTATCTTGTAATATTATCTTTTTGAATTATTAATTCAAAAAAAATTATATAAATAAAGAGAGGAGACGAATCTCCTCTCTTTAACTTATACCATATTCAATTGTTTATTATTCTTATAGACCAGTTACGTTAAGAACAGCGTAATAATCTGGACGTACTACACCCATCCAATAACGGCTGCGAGCCATTATAGAAGGCTGACCTTCAGAGTAATATATTGGATGTAACTGAATAGGCACATAAGGAGCATATATAGCTCCGGTTTCTTCAGGTTTAGATCCCTTAAATCCTAGGAGAATTTTACCATCTTCACATAGAGGTGAAACATATACATTATATTGACCAGATAATGTTCCCATCCTTACTGTTCCTATCTCCATATTACCATCAACAGGATTTCCATTTCCGGCATATTGTATCATAGACTGGAATACAGTAGCTGTAGTTGGGCTACATAGTAAGAATGAAGCACCGGCAACGTGAGTTTTCTGGAATATAATGTTGCTTAGTTTGTTAATCCTTGGCATAATAGTTTCATACCAAGCATTTATGCCCCTAGTCCAGGTCATTGGTACAGATGCATCCCAACTACTAGATTCGGCGGCTTTACTGAATAGCATATTTATAGTTTCGCCATCTATTTCAGTTAAAATGGTAGTGGTTAGGTAATCAACCATCTTATCTTCAAAATTCTCACCAAATTCATTCTTATAGTCTTCCATTAATTCGAATGAATAAGTGGCGCCTAGTTTACGAGTTTTAGCTTCTACAGGTATTTTAGATATATTGAATTTTAGTGTATTATATGTTTTATTAGAACCAAATGGAACGTTTTTTTGAATATCTTCTTTATATGCAAACCGTAGGCCATTAACATTTGAAGTATTTAGGTTTAATACCCATACTCCTGTTTGCATATTAATCATACCAGTAATTGTTAGTACTGAAGTTAGTGGATGAATTACTCCGTTCCGATCAACTTCAGCAACTTTAGTAAAAGATGTAGCACCACTTAAAGTTGGTGTATCAGCCATTTCAATAACTAGTGTTCCTTCAGAAGGAATCTTAGACAATGTGCCGTTAAAGTTGACTACAGTGTTGTTGGTACCATCGGCAAGAATGGTATCGTGAACTTCAGTCTGAGGAGTAGAGTAATTATAATCTCCACTGCTCCAAGGATAGATGTTACCTTCACCAAAAGGACTACCGGTAGCTACAGGATTACCATCTAGACCTTCAACATAAGCATCTAAAAATCGAATCCAACCAGTAGAACTCTGTAGGGGCTGTGTAGATATTATTTGGTTAGCTATAAGTTTGGGGAATAGACGACGAACTAATGGTAACACAATTTTGGGTAGATATATCATATTCTGCATAGTAGTATCAGCCAAAAGGGCCTGACGAGTATTTGCTAGAACAATTTTGAGGTTATTGCGCATAATGGGATTTTTTACATTGGCTAATAACTTAGCCTCAACATAAGGCCATGCCTTTGAACTTAATAGGGCTGTATAATCTTTACTCATTAAATAATACACTCCTTATATAATTTTAAATATTTTTAATTGCTAGTCATTAATTCCAGCTATACGTAAAATTTCGGCACTCATTTCTTCTATACCATCATATCTATTAGCTAAAATCGTTGAATTGGTTTTCCATCCTGTACGGTTAAGAACATTAACCGGTTTTACAATATTTTTAATTTCTTTTTTAGTTGTATTATTTTGTATTTTGTTTGATACAAGTGTTTTAGATTGTTCAGTTTTTGTTTTATTTATATATGCGAGTACGGCTTTATTTACTTTGTTTGTTTTGTTAATTGCAGCTATAAGAGCTTCTGGGCTTTTTGCCGTTACTACTTCAGAAATAATTATTTTATATTTATTTAAAACTTTATTTGCGATATCAATATCAATTTTATTATCAGTTAAATTCTTTTTGATATTCTCAATACCAGATGAAAGTACAGTATAAACATTTTTATATTGATTATTCATTTTCTTTGCAATTAAATAATTTAAACTGGCCTTTTTAAGTTCTTCTTTTTTGCTTGCAATAATCGCATCTTTTTCTTTAGATTTATCAATTAATTCTTTAACCGTTCCAGCAACTAATTTTTCTTTGATCATTCCTAAAACTAATTCTTTTGCCATTAAACCATGTTCAAAAATCTCATTTACTTTATTTTTATATTGTTTACGTAAAGATGACATTAATACTTCATCTTCTACATCTAGTTTTACATCTTCATTTTCTTCATCATCCTCTTTATCTTCCTCACTCTCTTCATCATCATCTTCTTCTTTTTCATCCTCTCCATCTAGTTTTACATCTTCATCTTCTTCATCTAGTTCTTCATCTTCTGATTTTTCGTCAATATTTTCTTCATCAATAACAATTTCATTAAAAAAGTCTTCAACTAAACCTAGAATTGCTGGTAATTCCGCAGAATCAACAGATTCAGTCTTTTCTTTATCATCTTTCTTTATTGTTACATCATATTTATCGCCATTCTTACTTATTGTTATATCCAATCCCAAGAAATTGTAGTTTGATTCATCATCAATAGCTTCTTCTACCTTTTCAATAACCTTTTCATTAATTGGTGGTTCAGATTGTGTATTATTTTTTTTATTCAATTCTTCTATATTATTAAAATCAACTATATCTTCAGAATTCTCAATAATATCATATTTATTAAGAACATTTTCTAAGGCTTCATCCACCGCCACTTGAATTAATTCTTTATCGATATTCATTCTATAGTCCCACCCTTATAACCAATCTATTAGATTGTGTCTTTTATTAAATTTAATTTATTTTTTAAGTCTTTAGTATTTAATTTTATTTCCTGTGTCTTTTTATTAATACTAGAAATTTGTTGATCCAAATCAATAATATCTAACTCTTTTTTGAATAAATCAACTCCAAATTTGATTTGAGCAGCATTTAACTCTCTATCGATATCTTGATCATCAATCAAATTTAATGTTTTTTTGATAAAATCATTTAATGTAATAGACATGTTTAACATACTCCATTCATAATTAATTTATTTTTTATAAACCTTTCTAATAGTAGCCATAATTGCTGTTTGAATAATTTCTTTAAGCTCAGACTCTGATAAAGATATTATTTTATCTTTAACTTTTATATGTGGTTTATTATCAATTTTAAAAACGGAGCCCATTATAGATTTTACATATGCATCAGAATATGCTGGATTATGTACAGCATCGTAAGATATAAGAGTAAATTCATTAATTGTATCAATATTATTTAACCCATAACTAATATCCTGATCTGTGATTGCTCGAATAGATACTCCAACTTTAATCTTATCTTTAAGTAATGAGGCTAAAATCAATCCGTTTGGTGTATCTAAAGTTTCAAACTTTCCTACAACATAATTACCATCCATTGCCAAAGATGTAATTACATGGGAAACATTCTTAAGGGAAACTGTGGCAATACGATTAACATCATTAATATCATCTGGATGATCTAGTTCACCCAAGAAATGACGATTTTGTACTTCTTCTTCAATCTGATTTAAAGCTGCAGATAAAACATGTTTTGGAAACCTATGTCCATTTGCATTTGAATCGTCACATTTCTGAAATACAGCTTCTGCAATAACCTTGTTTCCTAAGTTTCCTTTTACATCACTTAGA